GTTTGGTATTATGATTACATCCCATCTTCAGACGAAACTATATCTCCATCAAACGGACATATTGAATATTACGATAGTGGATTTAGTAATGACGACACGCCAGCCTATTTAGGCTATTTAAACACCAAGACGGCGGGTACATACATCGGAACGACAGGTGCTAACGATGCAGGGCTGACTGCCGTAGACTTTAACCCTGCTGACTACAGCAAAAGCAGCACAGCTTGGATTACCTCCGACTACAACACAGGCTGGATGAACGGCGACATCAAGGGTGCCTTCCTGTCCGATACCGATGACACCGATCTGGTTGGTAGTGAGTTGGTGACGAATGGGGATTTTAGTTCTGCGTTATCAGGTACTTGGACAACTGATCTTGGGAGTTCTTCGGGTGGAACTGTTGCCATCGTAAGCGGGGAACTTGTTATAACACAAGGCACAAACTCTGTGTGGATGGGTGCTTGGCAAAGCCTAGATGTCACAGGCATAGATACAGTTACCATTTCTGCACAGCGTACTGCCGTAGATGTAGGTACCGCAAGAGTCGGCTTGGCAACAGGATCAGGGGCTAGTTCTTCTACTCCAAACATAGGTTACTTAGAGTTTACTGGTACTACCACTGGTACCAAGGCCGTTACTATTGACGTGAGTTCATACACAACTGTTTATCTGTCTATTCGGGAAGGTTCTGGCGCTGGCGATTCGTCTACATTAGACAACATCTCAGTACGCCTAGCAGACGAAGATCGCAGCGTGAACGGCAATGGCTTACAGGTGTTTGGCACTGTGACCCGCACCCCCGTGGCAACGGGCGCTGATCTGGTGGCCTACAGTGGGTTCTCTACCAGCAACTACCTTGAGCAGCCGTATAACTCGGACCTTGATTTTGGGACGGGTGACTTCTGTTATATGGGTTGGTTTAAAACCAATGGCACCGGTATAACGATGTTTGAACGGTGCAATTCCCCTAGAAGCGGCAATGGTATGACTGTTTATATGGATGGGACGGGTAAGCCTCTATGGTATAAAATTGTAAGTGGAGTGCCCACTATTGTTGTTACTCCGACAGCTGCATATAACAATAATTCTTGGGTTCATTTTGCAGCTATCAGGCAAAACGGTGTTGTTAGCCTATACTTTAATGGGCAAAAAGATGGTAGTGCATCTGATAGCACAGATATGACTAACACATCTGCTATCTTCAGACTGGGCGCAAACGCCACAGGAACATCTGGGTGGACAGGCTCCCTAGCCCTCTGGCGCATCTCCGCCACCGCACCCACAGCCGAACAAATTTCTCGCATATATAACGATGAGAAACATTTGTTCACCGAGGGTGCGCAAGCGACTTTGTTCGGGTCTAGCGATGCCGTCACAGCCCTAGCTTTTGACGACAGCAGCCAGTTACTACACGTAGGCACCTCGGCTGGCCGCAGCGTATTCCAAGGCTTGCGCCGAGTATCGAACACGACCACTGCGGTCGGAACTGCAATCAGTGCCAGCAATGGCCTAGTGGTCGAGGAGTGATCTGATGACTGTGTATATCGAAAAACCAGCAATCAACGTCCGTGAGAAGCTGGCAGAACTAGACAAGCCCACAGGCATAGCTGGTGAGGCAATGCTTCGTGCTGAGACACCACAGGAACAGTTTAACCTGATCGGTGCAGGGCGTAGGAATATTATTATTAATGGTGCTATGCAAGTGGCACAGAGGGGGACGAGTTTTACCCCTGTTTCTCCTGCTGATTTTACTTTAGATCGGTGGTCTTACGAGTCAGGTAATACCTCTGCTGTATTGGACATTACGCAAGATAGCGATGGGCCAGTAGGCTTTACCAAATGTTTAAAGGTAGATGTGCAGACAGCAGACACTCCTATCGCCACCAATGGATACGCTTATATGCAGTATTTGGTTGAAGGCACTGATGCTGCACCCGCTGGTTTTGGCGCATCAGACGGGAAGTCTATTACTGTTAGCTTTTGGCACAAGCACACAGCTACTGGAACATACTGCGTTTCAATTAGAAACAAATACTCAAGTGGGACTGATAGATCAATCGTAGGTGAGTATTATCAAAAAGCATCGGATGTTTGGGAATATTCTACTATAACTTTCCCTCCTTGCCCTGATGGGACATGGACAACTGATTCAGCGGATGCTGGGTTTAGATTAGGTTTTGCACTTGCGATGGGTAGTATTTATCACGCAGCAAAAGGTGTCTGGGTATCTGCGAATGATTTGTCCACAGCTAACCAGATAAACACTTTTGCAAGCAACTCTAACAACTTCCGCATCACAGGCGTCCAACTAGAACTAGGCAAAGTCGCCACCCCCTTCGAGCATCGGTCTTACGGGGAAGAACTGGCGTTGTGTCAGAGGTATTTTGAACGACAGTCATATGTAAGTGGTTCTATAGTATCTACTGGGTATGCTACGAGTGCTAGTAACGCTATTGCAGTATTAAATTATACCGAAAAAAGAGCTACGCCTAGCATTGATTTACCAAGCGCAAGCAAAACTGATGGCATTGCGTTCTTAACAGCATCTAATTCATTTCCAACTACAGTTGGCACTAATACTGCTGGAAATATTAACAAACATAGTTGCCGAATAAATGGGGGAGGTTATACCTCGGTTACAAGCCAAAGTCCATCTGCTTTGTATGTAACAGGTGAGCAAGTTATAGACATCAATGCGGAGTTATAATTATGGGCTACTCAATCTTAACTGAAGATGGAAACAGTGTTATTGTTGTAGGTAATACATCAATTCCACTAGACCCTGCTAATAGTGAATACCAAGCTGTCCTAGACGCAATCATTGCAGAAGGTGCAGACTGTTTCGACGGTGAAATCCCTGCAGAACTACAAGCAGCGGCAGACGAAAAGCAGTTCAACCAACAGCTAGCAGCCTACCGTGCAGCCACAGCCCGCTTGGCCAAGTATCGTCTAGCAGATGGTCGCCCCGAGCTGACTGAAATGCAGCCCACGGGTGAGCAGGTGTTCAACGAGGAGACTGGCGAGATGGAAGCTGTGATGGCGGAAGTCATTGTGCAGACAGCCATTGATCCGCTTGAGGCAACCGTTGAGCAGATCACCTACGACGATGAAGGCAATGCCACAACCGAGACTGTGGACAATCCCCTGATCGTTGCTGACGATGCAGAACGTGCTGCTGCACAGGCCGTGGTGGATGCCACGCCGCAGGAAGTGAAGGACTTCTAATGGAACAAAGGGTCATCATAGGCGCTTTGGTTGCGGCTGTGATGGCCATTTTGTCATGGATGGCCAACACTACGCTTGAACTAAAGATGGCTGTGCAGCGTCTTGAGATCATCTTGCTCGACGATGCAATGAAGAAGTGAGATTGAGATGGAATTGTTCAAAACATTTTGGCCAGTCATTGTGGCATTCGTTGGCTTTTTGGTTTGGTTGATTCGTCTTGAGTCTCGCTCCATTGAGAACACCAAAGAGATTAAGCGTCTTTGGCACCAGCGTCGGGAAGACCTTGAGTCTTCTCGGCTTGCTCGGGAAAACACCAACAAAATACTAGAAGAAATTCAGCGCGATATTAAAGCGTTGATTGGAAAAGTTGGTCAATGATTGATCCGCTCACAGCCTTGTCTGTAGCGACAGCGGCTGTCGGGCAGATCAAGAAACTACTTAACGATGGACAAGAGATTGGCGGCGCGCTGGCAAAGTTTGCTGGCGCTGTTTCTGATGTAAATCGTGCTGCTGAGAAGGCTAAATCACCAACAATCTGGAAGACTTTAACTGGGTCGGCAGAAGAAGAGGCCGTTCAGATATTTGCTGCGCAGAAGAAGTTGCAGCAGATGCGCCGTGATGTTGAGACTTTAATTAGCTACACCTACGGCCAGAAGGGTCTGGATGAATACAAAGAGACGCTACGCAAAGTCAAAGCCGAGCGTCAAAGAAACCAATATCGCAAAGAAGAAATCAAAGATGCTTTGATCTTTTGGTCTGTAACCACAGTCATTGTGCTGTGCGGTTTTGTTGGGTTGGCCTTTGTGATATACTTTATCGGAAAATCTCAAGGGAAGTGGTAGCATGATTAACCAAGCTGGCATTGATTTAATCAAGCGTTGGGAAGGCTGTAAGCTGAAGGCTTACAAGTGTTCTGCTGGTGTTTGGACTGTAGGTTATGGTTTGACTAGCCGTGCTGGGTTTATTGAGGTCGGCCCTGACACTGTTCTTACTCAAGAAGAAGCTGACTGGTATCTTGAGAAGGTCGTTGATGACTTTGCCTCTAAGATTAGCCCAATGATTACTGCGCCAATCAACGAGAATCAGTTCGCTGCGTTTGTTTCTTTGGCTTACAACATTGGCGTTGGCGCATTCCAAAAATCTTCAGCCCTTCGTCGCTTCAATGCTGGCCAGATTATGGAAGTGCCAGCAGCTATGCGCATGTGGAAGAAAGCTGGCGGGAAGGTAGTTCAAGGGCTGGTGAATCGGCGTGAGGCAGAGGTGAAGTTGTTTCTGACTCCTGTGGTTGAGAAACCAGTTGCCTCTCAGGGCCGCTCTAAGCCCACTCAGAGCCGCACTGTGCAGGCTTCGGTAGTGCAGGGTGCCTCGGCTGTAGGCGGCGCTGTAGGCGCTCTCAATGCGTTGGACGGCACGGCCCAGATTATTGCTTTGGTTGGGTGCATTCTCATTGCATTGCTTAGCATGTTTATCTTGAGGGAAAGATTGAAGGCATGGGCTTCGGGTTGGCGCTAAGGTTTAAGCTGTGGCTCTACGCCGCTGGGGCAGCATTGGTCGCTATCGGCGCGGCCTACTTGCGCGGAAGATCAGACGAGGCAGGAGCAGAACATGAGCGAGAACTCAACGAGTATGTGGAAACGCGCAAGCGCATGGATGGTATTGACCCCGACGCTGGCGCTGACTTCTTGCTTGAGCGTAAACGAAAGCGCAATCTGTGACGGGACGCTGCGCCTTCGTGATGCTCACACCACTGCCCTGTTAGAAGATGCAGGACAACGTGCAGTAAAAACTGGTGCCGCACTTATTGCCTCTATTGATGCTGCTTGTGAAGATGTGTAAAACGATTTGGCAGGGCGCATTTACCTAAACCAATTACTCTTTTTGCAAACTCTAATGCGACGGGGTGACTCAGGTTGGTGCAGGTAATGGTCGAAGCTACCGAATGCGCTACATCCGACATACTTCACCGCGCCCTGCACGATTACTTTTTCCCTTTCAGTTCTTCAATCGCTTGAGCCAGCCTTAACTCTGATGCAAGTCCCCGTGCAGCCATCGATAGAAGAAATTCATTACTGGCCTCCAGTTCTTCGATATATTTCAGCGCATCTGCTGGCGTTCTGCTCTGACCTAAGGCTGACATATCGGCCAGTCTTTCTTTAAGATTGCTCATCATTTGTCTCCTCGAAGTAAACATCGGTCATGTAGTCAGCGACACACTCGGCCACTGTCTCATACTTGTTGTCCATTGTTTTCTTTACCCAGAAGTCGCGCACCTCTGGTGTCATGTGGGTAATCAACAACTCGGCCATCGTCCCTGACTTGAGATAAAACTTCTTGAGGTAGTTGGTTAGCTGCCGAGTTGGTGTGTCTGGTGTGGTTGGGCTTCTCTTTGGCACAAACTTGGGAATGAGCCCACGTTGGCGTGCGTTGTAAATGGTGCGGGTTACTCCATCGCGTGATCGGCCTAGCTTCTTGGCGATCTCCTGCGTGGTGTATCCTTCTTTGAAGAGTTTGATTGTCTTGTATCGCAGCGTGTCTGTTCTGCACAGCGCCTCTGGGTTTGTGTCTTTGTTCTCATGGACCTTGATGCCATAGGCCACCGTTGAGTTGTCTCTGCCTAGAAGTCTGCTGATCTCTGCGATTGACATGCCGTGTTCATGGCACTTGTGCATTAGTTCTTGCCGCGCTTCTGCAATGTTTATCTTGCGCGATCTACCCACCAGTTCTTCTGGCGTGATGTTGTATTGGTTTGCTATCTCCAGAATAAACTGTTCGTGGTCAGCCACTCTTCGCATCGGTGTTCCTTTCTATGATATGAAGAAGAGCGATGCACTCTTCGATGTATTGCTTTAGGTTTAGTCTGTTGCGCCGCTCGGAATCTTCTTTGAGAACCTCTAGCTTTCGGTTCAGTGTCTTCATTGCGATCTGTGCTGTTTCGTTCATCGCTCACCTGTATAAAAAAGGCGGGACCGAAGCCCCGCCAGTTAGAGGCAGACCCTCTGGAGAACCGTCCTAGAACGGAATCTTGTCGTCGTCTAAGAAGTTGGATGGCGCTGGCTCAAGGCTTGCGCTCTGCTGCTGCTTGTCGCTGACATTGAACGTCATGTATGGCTTGCCATCTTTCATCTTGCGCCAAGCTGCAAGGCGACGGGTATCATTGAATGGGCCAGTGTAATCTGGCGCTGCGTCGTTGCCCTTCTTGTCGTTCTCGAAGAGCGTGCCAATCTTTTCATAGACCTCGATGATGGTCTTGCCATCACGCGTCTGATCTTTCACCAGTGTGACTTTGCGCTCGATGCGGTTGTCGTCGATCTTGCCTTGAAGGATTAGCTTCTGCGTGTCGAATGGTGCAAAGGCTGCGCCACGATTGGTGTTGTCATAATCTGCCATGCTTCTGGCTCCTTGGTTGAGTTAGTGGGGCGGTTCGTAGCTACCCGCCGCCCCTGTCAGGCTTCTCAGGCGTCCAAACCTAGCTACGAATTGGAAGTCGTTTGAATATTGCAACGATGTCAAAGAAACATGTTACGTCTAATTCTTCATGGTCAAAGATCAGCCAGTATTGGCTACCTTTTTTTTCTATGGCGCGCAGTTTGCCAACGTCAGTAAGTGTTTGTTCATCTTTGTCCATAAAGATTGCAAGGTAACTGTCTTGGCATTCCTCAGCTAATAGCCTGATGCGATCATCTATATCTACCATGCAGGGCCTCCCTTGCTGTCTGCTGCATATTTGTTTCCGTCCATCTCGCCAAGGAATACATCAGCATTGAAGCCAAGATGCGAGATAGCTTTGGTCAGGCCATCAGTGATTGCCATCTTGGGTGCATCTTCTGCGATGCGTCCTTTGGCTGCGTCGAAGAACTTCCGACAGCCAGAGAACGGGCCAAATATATTTTCTTTGTTGATGGTCCAGATGCTAACGTCAGCGATTACTGCTGTGTCACCATTGGACAGGTTGATAAAGCGTGTTTCGTTGGTCCAGCCCCAGCCCTGACCGACTGGGCCAAACTGCTCAGTGACGCAGCGGATTTGATATTGCGGGTCGATGGCAGTGAAGCTGCGCTGACCGAAGCTGATTTTCTTGAGATACTTGGGGTCAGACTTGCTGACTTTGTTCCAGAGTTCCAGTGTCATGGTTACTTCCTCTTGGTAATGCGCAATGCGCCGCGCTTGTCACGCTTGACTGTTAGAAGGTCGCAATAGACTTCCCGCTCATTGCTGCCGACCATTGCTTTCAGGTCTGCTTTGGCTGCCCCGAATACACGCGCAGCTTCTTCGTGTTCGATATAGGTGTGGGCGGCGTCCACGAACGCATTGTCTTTCGAGGCATCGCGCTTGACCATGTTATCAATCTGGATGTTGTCGGTGGACAGAGAAGGTATATCAATTCCAACTGGCTCTTGGTCGCGGACAACATAACCCCAGAAGTCTGACACCACTGCCCACATTGAATTGAAATACTCTTCGTCGTAGCGGACAAAGCATGACTCCCACTTGTTGTTGCCGAAGATAACAGACAGCCATACGCCATCAGCCTTGGCTAGATGTGCATAGGTTTGAATTTGTGGCATGTAATACTCGACCACATTCTCCATGCTGTTCATTGCATTGGTGTGCTTGGCCTCAACGATTGCGCCATTCCACATGCCATCGACCGTGCCCTTGACTGGCACTGATCCGATCTGCTTTGCGTATTCATATTGATGGTTGATAATGACTGCGCTTTGCTCTTGCTCAAACCATTGCAGGTTAAAGTTCTCAGTCCATACGCCAAGCTGCACGGCGATGTTGCGGCTAAGGTCTTCGCTCTCGGTGCGGCCAGTCTTGATCTGCCAGAGTTCAAGCCAGTTACCCTGCATGATTTTCACACAGTCAGACCCACCGATAAATCCGGTTCGTTTCATTTCAGTTCTCCGCTTTTTTGCTTGAGGCTAATTGCCCAATTAACACCTTTATTATTACTGCGTATGTGCAGTCATTGCAAGATCGTATGGTTCAAGATCAGCATCGGTTATTCCGAAGTCGTTGATTAGTTTTTGCCTATGCACACCGCTGAGAAACATGTCTGATACGGCGTCGCCTGAGCGGATGCGAGTGGCTGCTAGGTGGTAGGAGTCCAGAACAAACTTAGAGGGGCCTGTATGGCGCTCTCCGTGGCTCTGAGACACCTTCCTGATTGCGTTGGTAAACTCTTTGACCGATGGGACGGTGCGTGTGGTCGCGGATTGCACCACCTCTTTCGCTGTGGAGGCGACGATGTGGTGCATCCGCTGCTGGTCTACCTGATTGGGGATGTTGCGGTTGACTGCTTCGATAATATCCATGGCCACGATCTTGGGATCGAGGTCACGAGGCATGTTAAAGCGAGTCAGTATGTCTTTGGCAAACCAATCCTTCAGCAATGAGATGCGCTGGTCATAGTTCAGAGAGCCAGCCATGTTTGTTCTCCTGTTTGAATTCTGTTTTCTCTGCTTCGAGATCATCTTCCCAACGCTCGGCATTCAGCCACGTCGATGCGTGCGGGATGTATTGTTTCTCTACGCCACGCTCTTCGCAGTGCGCAGCAAAAGCGATGGCCCCTTGGATAATGTCATTGGGGTTTGCAAACTTTGCAGCCTTGGCGAAGGCAGTGCGTGCTGCGCCCTTAGCTACGCGCCGAGGATAGGCTTGCCAGAAGGCTAAGAAGAACGGCGTGTCGTGAGGGTGTGCAAATTTTTCCGCCGAAGTAATAGTAGTATTAGCTATACTTCTCTTAGCTATATCTAACCTAGTTATATTACTTACTACTTCGGAGGAAAATTTTTCCTCATGGTCCATGTCAGTCTCCTTCATTGCGGTTAGAATATACAGGTTCGAAGAGTTGGGTCGGGCTTTGACTTCAAGATAGCCATGCTCAACGAGCCATCGGATTGCTGACCGAACAGTTCTGTCAGTTAGAAACGTATCTTCAGCCAGCTTTTGCTGAGAAGGGAAGCACTCACCTGCACCGTTGCAGTAAGACGCCATAGCTAAGAGGACAATCTTAGCCGTAGGATTTTTTACTGGTGTTAGTGCGATGTCTACGATAAGTTCGTGGTGCAAGGGATAACTCCTTTTGTGTTTTGTGGTGACTATACTCCCTGTTCACCTCTTAGGTTCTCCGCCTCGTCGACTTGGGTGGCCTTCCCACAGGCCACCCTTTTTCTTAGCACTAGGCTGTTACTCTGGCCACAAATCTTTGCTGTTGACCAAGGTATAGTGTCCAACCACCTTACCGTTACCTATATCTCGCTTGTCGCACTGGATTGGCCAGCCATCTTGCTTCAAATCAAAGACGCGAGAGGCTAATCGAAAGCAGCCAAACATATCGAGTGCTTCGAGTGGGGTTAGTGTCTTACCCGTCTTTAGGTAGGCTAGTATTTCTTCTGCTTGTTTCATTGTAGTTCTCCACTAATTTTTGAAACACGTCACCCTTTAGAATGACGATCATTTGCGGAGTTCCTCTCCGTCTTTTATATATTGCCATGTCCCGATTATCTAACACTGTGAAGGGACTAGGGAATCCACTTGTGTCGCGATACTTAACTTCGGCTACCAGTTCGTGTCCCAAGAGTTCGAGTTTGATGTCGCCGCTATACTCTCCTCCCAACGCTCCTGAGAGGGGCTGGCGTTTCGCTGGGATGCCGAACGCATTGAGCCACTCGACGACCTTGCGCTCGTGGTAGCTACCTTTCGACTTATTCTTATTTGCCATGTGTCTCCCTCGTAGCAGTCAAGACAGATGAACCAGTGCTTGGCATTGGTTCTTGCGTGATCGTTCTTGAGGACAGCCACAAAGTTTCGTGCATTCACATTGCACGAATCACAGATTGCCATCCCTTTTTTTAACTTCGATTTCGTAGCCAAGGGCATCCAACCAACAGATCAACATGAAGCCTGATGGGATACGCTTGTGCGTTTCCCACTTGTGAACCAACGATACCGTGCAACCGATCTTATGCGCCAGTGCTTCTTGGCTTAAACTTTGCTCTGAGCGTGCGGATATCAACGCGCTCACCAGCATCTCGTAGTCGCTCGGTATACTCACGGGCTTGTTGAAGTGCGTGAAGTTTTTCAAGAGCCTTCATTGCCTTCCGTGCTGTCTCATGGCGCAGTTCTGTCTGACCATTGATGGTTCGATAGAACGTAGAAGTCGGAACGCCAGCCGACTTGAATGCCTGAAGCAGCGGAATGTTATACTCCGCTGACTTCTCTTCGAGTAATTGCAGATATGATTTCATGCTGCATAGATGCAGCAATCAATCTCTGTAGTCAAGATACGAGGACAATCGTGCAATGATCTTGAGGAATTGGTGGTCAGGTATAGACGCAACCACTTTGCCCTCGTTGTAAATCTTTAGCTGATCTTCATGCACAAGCCAGACTGTTGGGTTCTTTAGGGCTTGTCTGCCTTCAGGTAGCTTACTCATCATATACTCCCAGAGATACTTCGACATCGTGATACAAATCCTCAAGCACTTTGATGAAGTGTCGCTCGTCGCCTGCATTAAGGCCAAGAGAAATGATGTGGTTCATGGTGTGGTCTATGTGCCTGTCGATCTTGGCTAAGACATCGTTAAAATCAGTATGGCTTGGCATTTATTCGCTCTCCACTTTGATCTGTATAATTTTACGAGTGCCGCTGCACACAGTGCATTTTTCCCAGCCGCCTTGGGTGGGATGGACTCTTCCTCCATCACCACCGCAAGCTAGACATGATTCAGTATGGAATTTCGTCGTCAATTTCTTGAATGTCATGTCGATCTTCCCATGCTTTGACTGCACGACGCAGAAACTTTTCTTTGTCAAACCTAGGATTAGTAGCTGCCAGTTCGTCAGCCACTACATGTAGGTGAGAGGGCCACGATACGAGTGGCCCAATGGTGTCTGCGATAAACTCGTAATGAGCACGAGTCATGCGAGGTGTGGTATGCATTAGAAGATTCCTTCTAGTTCTAGGTTCTCGAAGCGGTCATGCTTCATTGCTTTGGCGATTGCGTCTTCGCGATTGCGACGTGCAACGTCTGGGTTCTTGAGGTCTTGAGTATGCGTAGCCCAGTAAGTCATGGCGTTATACAAAGCCCACTTGTTGGAGCCGAGTTGCGCTTTCTCTGCTGTCCAGATAGCCAACAGATTCTCAAGCTGCTTCTCGTTGGTCTTCATCACTAGCTGCTGACGTGATGCTGTCTTGGCAATCGTTGCTTTGAAGAATGCTTCGGCCATGTGGTCAGTGACATGCACCGACATCCAGTTCTGCCACAGTTCACGGTTATTCATAAACGTGTCGAGCCCACCAGCTATCTTCTTAGCACTGCCCTCGACGTTGATTGACTGCGTGTGCTTGAAGACAGAACGGCCAGTGCCCATTGGCGTTGTGCATCCGTTGAGACACCACAAGCGCAGGCCATCTGCTGCTTGAGAGAAAGACCAGCTTGCATCATAGCTATTGAAGAAGCTGATGCGATACTGAACTATGTCGCCAACAGCAGGTTCGATGGTGATATTATTAAATAAGATTTCACCTCGAAGTTTACGACCACCCTCGATTACCTTGACCTTGAGTTTGTAGTCACTGCTAAGGTCAGACTCTTTGACTGCATCCATTAGGCTGTTGACCACATCATCGTGGCTAAGCACACGATAGCGTGAGCCATGCACACCGAGCACTTCATTGGTGTCAGTGCGCACAACAGCTTGGCTACCCTGAATAGGATTGCCTAGCTGGTCAAAAACAGGCTGTGATTCGACGGGAAATTCCCATGCTTGGGGTGTGAAGTCATACATTTTCGTTCTCCATTGCTTTGAGTGCTAGGTTCCATGCCATGCCAGCAGCAGTGACAAGGTGAGCACGATCTTCTGGGGCGTGGCGATGAATCCACTCCATGATTTCTTCCCAGTTGTCTGGTGTGTGGATAAGATTAATTGGTTTCATCTTTGTTTTCCCGTTTGATATGCCTTGCTTCAAGGTCCATTGCCTCGGCAGCTTTTAACTCCGATTCTTTGAGAGTTTCTTTGAATTGTTTGAACATCCATTTGTGTTCTTCAGGTTCAAAGTCCCTTACACAATCACGCAAACGCTGAACGTCGTTAAGCGAAAAGGTGATGTTGATTTGAACGTCGTTGATGTCAGTGTAACTGTATTTCATTTTGGTTCTCCATGAGTTGAATTGTTGAAAACATTTGCGGACAAGCCGCACACCACAATCTCACCGTAGTAAAGTCCCTAACGTGTTCCTGGCTTCCCGCCCGGCGGGACGCCGGCGGTTCTGGTCCTATCGGTTGTGAAACCCACGTTGGTTGTGAGCACCGGGCAAGGGATGCAAGGGGCAGCATGGCCCTGCTGGGGGTGTCGGGGGCAAAGCCCCTGACCGCGTAGCGTGTGAGGTCAGGAGTCGTGTGCCCTCTAGGTTCTGGCAGTTTATCCTGTGCATCCGGCGACTAGCCGGATTCTATTTCGCGCGGCGAGGGCGGCTAGGTGCCGCCCCCTGTTAGGTTATGCGCGTTTCAGTCGGGCTAGTCGCTCGGCCGGTGTTTCTGCGCGGGGCGCTGCCTTCTTCACTGGCAAGGCTTCGTAGGCTTTGCCTGTGACGCCTTCGTAGGCGCTGATCATTGCCTTGCGGAAAAGGGCAAGGTCGCGTTCCTCGCACTGCTTTGCCTCAAGCAAGGTCTGGCTGCGTGCAAGCGTGGTTTCTGCCATCGCCCGGTTATCCAGCACGGCCTGTTCGGCCTCGATAACTTTGGCGTGTTGGGCGGTCACGTCCTCTGCTTTGTAGCGTAGCAGATACTCGGCGGACTGCACGAACTGGCGGGCGATACGCTCTAGTTGGTAGTCGTTGGTGCCGAAAACAGCGGCGATATTTGCGGCTGCATCGGCTGCGAATTCCACTACATCCGAGGTGGTGGGCGCGCTGTCGATTGCGCGGGCCTCGTTGTTGATTGTCTCCATTGCCTTTGTGTCTGTGATTTGCTTAGCCATGATCTAGGTTCTCCATTTAGGGCGTTAGCCATTTCCATTTGATTTTTTCATCCCGCATCCTCCGGTCGGAAGGCGACCGAGGGGGGCGGGATGGGGACATCGAGAAGACGGGGTAGGTTCTGCTGGCATAGGATCGTGACGGGCCCCTGCTGCCAGCATTTGCCCGTGCCCGACGCAGGAGTGGCACGGAACAGCAAATGCCAGAGAAGAGAAGGGTGTCACTATCCGTCATTGCCAGCAGGTTCTACCCCGTCTACGCGAATGTCCCCGCCCCCCTCGGACGGCTTTCGTCCAGAGGATCACCTTTCATCTTGGCCTTTAGGCCACTATTTATTCTCGTCGAGCGGGGGTGCGCCCTAGGCGCAAGGGGGAGACAGGCCGTGTCTCCCCCTGCCTGCCCGGGCCTGACTAGGCCCGGTTAACAGCAGGCACATTGTATCAATGGCACGGAGTAGCATTAGCACGGCGCTAGGAATGAGCGTGGCACCCACCTCTCTGCCCAAATAAACGCGAAGAGACCCAGAAGGGGGCTCTACGCCTCACGTTTGTGCGTTGACACAGGGGTTTAGAGACGTGCTATCAACGGGGGGAGAGAGGGAGAGGGGGGCAGTTAGGAGACACTAATGAACGTTCCAGCAATGCGACCAATAACGAGAAGACAGCGTAACCTCGTGGAAGCGTATGTTGCCAACGGTGGAAACCTGACGAAAGCTGCAGAGGAAGCCGGATACGCGCCGGGCAACAGCGGAAGGACTAGCGCATGGAAAGCGATGAAGACTCCGCACGTGCAGCAATACCTGATGCAGGTGACAGCAGAGGCATTTAGTCAGCACGCAGCTATGGCTGTCGGGACAGTGGCAGGGCTGGCTAAGAACGGCAAGAGCGAGTATGTCAAGCTGCAAGCGGCACAGGATTTGCTAGACCGCGCTGGGTTCAAGCCGATAGATCGCAGCCAGATACAGGTGGCTGGCGACATCCGGGTAAGCATTGACCTTGGTTAGTTTCCCGGGAAAGTTTGCAGTAGGGTGTCCCTAGCAGGGGGGTGGGGGGAAAACCGTGCGGTTGTTGACTGTAAGTGGTCCCAGTCTCGTATTTTTTCCCCAAAAGGTCCGCTCAAAAAGTGTGGAGAAAGATATGTCAAAGTATAGTAAGAAGCCTGAAGTTGCTAAGAAGTCTGATACTAGCAAGGCTAAGGTTGCATTGAGGAGTGTTGGTCATGACGCCAGCGTGGACACGCAAGGAGGGGAAGAACCCTGAAGGTGGTTTGAACGCCAAGGGGCGCGCTTCCTATAAGCAGGGGACATTGAAGCCTCCTGTTAAGAGTGGTGACAATCCTCGTCGTGCTAGTTTCTTGGCGCGCATGGGGAATATGAATGGGCCTGAGCGTGATGAGAAGGGTCGGCCGACGCGTCTTCTTCTTAGCTTAAGGGCATGGGGCGCTAGTTCCAAGGCTGATGCTAAAGCGAAGGCTAGGGCTATTAGCAAGCGGAACAAAGCAAAGAAGGATTAAGATATGTGTGGACGTAGCGCAGCCAGCATTGCTGAAGAGCGGTATCAGCAGATCAAGCCGAAGGCAGAGCCTCTTCCTTCTCTCAGCATGAGCGAGAAGAGGAAGCGCGAGCCTAAGTATGGACGTGTTCGGACTGGACAGGAGCGCCGGACCACTATGTTGAATGTGGATTATTCCAATGCCTAGCGGTAAGAATTACGTTCGCGACTATTCGATGAATGGCGAAGGTAAGTATGACAAGGCCCGTGCTGACAAGAACCGCGCTCGAAAGCGGGCTCGTTATGCACTTGAGAAGGCTGGCGTTGCTAAGAGGAACGATGGCAAGGACGTTGACCACAAGGATGGCAATCCTAAGAACAACAGCAAGTCCAACCTTCGTCTTCTAAGCAAAGCTGCCAATCGTTCTATCAAGCGCAACAAAAATGCGGGGAAAGCATAATGGCTTGGAAGATCAAGCATACGGATGATGTGTATGATGGCCCGACGCATGAGTTAGCTGGCAGGTATTACACTGGTGCTACCCGCACCGCCGAGTCCCGCCCTCTCGTTTGGTTTGAACAGAAGAAACCGATCACCCCTTCTTCTAAGCCTAAGCTGCCTAGAAAGAAGCCAGAACCAAAGCCGAAAGGCGCAACAGCATGGGATTGAGCAATGCCTAAAGGACAGAACCCGCGTCAAGGCGCGCTTGCAAAGATGGGCGCGTTGGAAACTCAGTTGAAGAATGCAACGACGCAAAGCAAGTTGCAGAAGGTAAAGAGCCTCTTCAAGGCTTATACCACTGGCTATACTGGTGAAAACGAGCCTTCTAATGTTAAGGCGATGCGCCGCAAGATCGCAATGCGACAGCAGGCTTTGCTGAAGAATGCGAACAAGATGGATACCAAGCAGGTTCCCTGATGGCTTTTTCTTCTCAGCTTTCCCGGCAAGACAGAGACTTGCTTCGCGGTATTGTGCGTAAGGTTCACTTTGCGCACGTCGAAGCTAAGCACGGCAAGGCTTTCGTCACTGACAAAGAGTGCGACAAGCTGATTGATAGCTTTGGCCCAGAGATTGCCGAGCGCATGATTCGTTTCGGTGTAGACAAAGGATTAAGATAATGCCCAAAGGAACTGGACGCCCACTAACTCTTGCTGAGCGCCGCAAGGCAAGTTCTCTTCTTCTTTCAAACCCTCGCCCCGGCACAGAGCGTGATCGTGAGTTGATGGATATGCTAGACAAGCTGAAAGAAATGAAGAAAAATTCTGCTCGCAAGAACGCGTTTAAGTATACAAAATAAGAGGATTGGGTCATGCCTAAAGGACAGAAGCCTATGGCGGGGGCTGGCCCGCTTCCTAAAACGCCAGATGGCAAAGTCCCCGGCTGGCTGCGCCGTGCTTTAAACAAGAGCACTCCAACAACCAAAGACCAAGAGACTATGCGCACTGCATCTGCCGAGTTGGATGGCAAAGAAATTGTCTATCCTACTATTCGTATGCTTGGTGGTAAGCTGCGCAAACTGGATGATGAACAAGCATTTGCTCAAGCAAGACTGCGGAAAGATTATGTTGTTGTTGGCAGCCCAGCCAAGGCAGTTGCCCTTTCTAAGCGTCTTAGTGCCAAGGTTGGCCGTGTTCGTGATATGAAATGATTGAGTTCAAATACAAACCGGATGGCGATGTCCTGAAAGACTTTATGAAGGACGATACGTTCTTCCGAGGAATACGCGGTCCGGTTGGTAGCGGTAAGTCGGTTGGCTGTTGTGTCGAGGTGTTCCGCCGCGCATTGCAGCAAGAGAAGGGCCCAGATGGCAAACGCAAAAGCCGCTGGGCCATTATTCGTAATACCAACCCGCAGCTAAGAACCACTACGATTAAGACTTGGCTTGACTGGTTCCCAGAGAATGACTGGGGCAAGTTCACTTGGTCGGTTCCTTACACCCACCATATCAAGAAGGGCGACATTGATCTTGAGGTTATCTTCTTAGCCTTAGACCGCCCTGAAGATGTCAAGAAGCTGCTGTCATTGGAATTGACAGGCATCTGGATCAATGAAGCGCGAGAGATTCCTAAAAGTATTATCGATGCCTGCACGATGCGTGTTGGCCGTTATCCTTCTATGCGTGATGGCGGTCCTTCTTGGACTGGTGTTATTGCCGATACCAATGCGCCTGAAGAAGATCATTGGTGGCCCATCATGGCTGGTGAGGTTCCAATCCCGGACCACATCCCGCGCGAACAAGCCAAGATGCTGGTGACGCCAGATAACTGGAAGTTCTTTACCCAGCCATCGGGCATGGTCGAGACGCGCAACGAAGAAGGTGAGATCGAAGGATATAAGCCTAATCCTGACGCTGAGAACCAGCGGAACATGATGAAGTCTTATTATCCAAACCTAATTCAGGGTAAGACAAAATCATGGATCGATGTTTATGTAATGAACAGGCTCGGTCATGTTCAGGACGGGAAGCCAGTGTATCCAATGTTTGCACCAGACGCTCATATCGCCAAGGAAGAAATCCCGATTGCTGCGGGGCTTCCTGTGTATGTTGGCGTAGACTTTGGCTTGACGCCAGCAGCGGCGATTGGTCAGAAAGTGCGTGGCCGCTGGTTGATCCAATCTGAGATCGTGGCCGTAGATATGGGTATTGTCAGGTTTGCCGAGGTGCTGAGAAATGAACTATCCTCACGCTTCTCTGCTTGTTCTGATGTCTATATCTATGGCGACCCTGCTGGTGACTTTAGGGCACAGACTGACGAATCAACTCCTTTTCAGATACTTCGCGGCGCTGGACTGCGCGCATTCCCTACGCACTCGAACTCGGTCGATCTTCGACTGGAAGCTGTCTCCTCTCAGCTAATGAAGATGGTTGAGGGCAAGCCTGCGTTTATTTTAGACCGTCGCTGTTCTATGCTAATCAAAGGCTTCGAGGGCGGGTATGCCTACAAGCGCATGGAGGTTAGCGGTGAACGCTACGCCGATAAGCCCGATAAGAATATGTTCAGCCACATCCACGATGCACTGCAATATCTAATGCTGGGCGCTGGTGAAGGCAGGGCGCTTATGAATAGCCAGAAGCCAGCCAAGCCTACGGTTGCCAAGCGCGACTTCGATGTGTTTAACAAGGGGCCAAAGAAGCAGCGCAGGCAAGGGCTCTGGGCGCGCCTCTAACGAATTGTGCGTTGCTATGGAAAGGTGTTCGTGCTTCCAAAGCAGTAAGCAAAAGGAGACTAGATATGTGCAGACGTTGGTTTTCAAACGATGATGCTAAAGCAGCGGAGGCAGAGGCAGCGGCCGCCCAGCGCGTAGCAGCAGAAGAAGTAAAGCAGCAAGCTATTCAAGAACGAGCGATAGCAAAGCGCGAAGATATTAGCCAAGCGCTTACTGCAAGCAGTGAGCGCAAAGGTCGTCGTGGCGGCACTGGTCGTCGCAGCATGATTATGGCTCAGTCTGGTCAGGGCTTCCTTAGTAGGTTTGGATAATGGACTCCATCGCAAAGAAATATCTCTCGAAGTATCAGAAGGCTAAAGCCTTCCGAGAAAACTGGGTGCCGTTGTTTGAGGAGTGCTATGAGTATGCGCTTCCCCAGCGTGAATCCTTTTACGCAGAAACGGCAGGCCAGCGTCGAGATGATAAAATCTTTGACGAGACTGCCGTTGTTGGCGTTCAGGAATTTGCCAGCCGTTTGCAGTATGGCATTGTTCCTAACTTTGCCCGCTGGGCTGACCTGACTTCTGGCAGCGAAGTGCCGCCAGAACAACGTGACCAAGTTGATAATGAACTGGATGAAGTCACAGAGTATGTGTTTGAAATTATCCAGAACTCAAACTTCGGCCAAGAAGTGCATGAGTCCTTCTTGGACTTGGCCGTTGGCACTGGCGTTCTTGCAGTTGAGGAGGGTGACGCACTAAACCCTATTGTCTTCTCTGCAATCCCTTTGCCGCATGTGGTTCTGGACACTGGGCCAGATGATCGCATCGACCACGTTTATCGTGAGCGCAAGAAGGTTCCGTTTGAGCATCTTCAGCTAATGTATCCCAAGGGCAAGTTTGACCCAAAGGTTATGGCTATGATGTCTACGGACAATACCACTGACGTTTTGGAAGTAGTGTGCCGTGATTACTCTAAGCGCAATGAAGAAGCGTATCTGCACTACGCTATTTGCCAGCGCACGCAGACAATCCTGCACCAAAAAGAAATGAAGGGTGTAGGCTCTAACCCGTTTGTTTGTTTCCGCTGGAGCAAATGCGCGGGTGAAGTTTATGGTCGCGGTCCACTAATTAACGCACTGTCTGCAATCAAGACAACAAACCTAACCATCGAACTTATCCTAGAGAATGCGCAGATGGCTATCTCTGGGATTTACCAGATGGAAGATGATGGCGTGATTAACCCAGATACCATTCAGTTGGTGCCGGGCTCTATCATTCCAAAGGCAATGGGGTCGTCTGGCTTGCAGCCAATCCAAGCAGCGGGGCGCTTTGATGTAGCGCAGCTTGTTCTTAGCGACATGCGCCTGAATATCAAGAAGGCGTTATACAACGACATGCTTGGCAACCCAGACAAAACGCCAGCGACTGCAACTGAGGTTGCTGAGCGCATGGCTGATCTTAGTCGTCGCATGGGCGCTGCCTTTGGTCGTCTTCAGTCTGAGTTAGTCCAGCCTGTTCTTCAGCGTGTTATCTACATCTTGAAGAAGCAGGGCCGCATTGAGGTTCCAACAGTCAATGGTCGTGAGGTAAAGATTAAGCCCACGTCGCCATTGGCGCAGGCTCAAGCTAATCAAGATATTTCAAGTGTAGCGCGTTTCCTTGAACTGGTGGGTGGTGTGTTTGGTCCTGAGATGTTGCAGCTACTTATTGACGGTGAGGAAACCGCCGTTCACCTTGCTAAGAAATTTGGTGTGCCTGAACGCTTGATTCGCGATGAAGAACAGCGTAAACAAATAGCTGCATTAGCGCAGCAGATGGCGCAGCAACAGCAAGGTATGGCAGTTGAGCAACCGCGTTAATATTGGAATCGACGGAATACAGCGCACGAAAGAGCGCGACCTACAGATTAGTATGATTGCAGCAGAACTCTTTTCCAGTCCATCTGGAAAGGAGTTTCTGCGTTATCTGCGTTCGATCACCATTGAGATGGTGCATGGGCCTAATGTGGTTTCGGAGGAGTTGCGCCATCATGAGGGTCAGCGTTATATCGTTGGCCTTATTGAGCAGCGCATCGCACATGCACACAGGAGCAAACAATGAACGACTCGCTGATTTCACAAGACACAGAAGATCAGGGCGCTTCAGCATCCGCCCTTGATTCGACGGAAGCCACTTTGGAAGGTTCAATTCCTCCTCCCACAGACCGACCGGAGTGGCTACCGGAGAAATACAGCAGCCCAGAAGAACTGGCCAAAGCATACAAGGCGCTTGAGTCTAAGCTGGGCACTAAAGAAGAAGACCTTCGCAAGTCTATCCTTGATGAACTTCAGCAAGAAGCATACGGAGATCGCCCTGAAAGCGCAGGAGATTACCAGCTTCCAGAGAATGTTGACCCTGAGTCTGCGGTTGATAGCGAACTAATGCGCTGGTGGTCAGAGCACGCATTTGAAAATGGCTACAGCCAAGAAGAGTTTCAGCAAGGCATTGAGATGTATCTTCAAGCAGTTGAGGGACAGATGCCTGACTTGGAGGCTGAAGCTGCGCGTCTTGGTGACAACGCTTCTGCCCGCGTTGAAGCTGCCAGCATGTTTGCCAGCAAGTTTTTCCCAAGCGAAGTAATGCCAGCTATTGAGCGTATGTGCGAAAGCGCAGAAGGTATTATGGCTCTTGAGATCATTATGGAAAACATGAAGGATGGTTCTTTCTCTGGGAACACTTCGAGCAGCAGTCAGATTACTGAGGCAAGCCTTCAAGAAATGATGCAGGATGATCGCTATCATAACCCTGCGCGTCGTGATCCACACTTCATCAAGCAGGTCGAAGAAGGGTTCCGTAAACTCTATGGCTAAGCCTTTGTTCAAGTATGACATTTTTGAATTCAGGAAGATGGAAGAGAAGCATGTCATTCCGTTCTGCAACAATCTAAGCCCGCAGAACCTTAGAGAGTTTCAAGTTCTCTATGAAGAAGACCCGCTTTCAAGTTTGCTTGACGCAGTAAACGATGATCTATGCCATGTAATAACTGTTGAGGGCCGCCCTGTTGCGGCCCTTGGCATTTATGAAGGCGTGATCTGGGTTATGTTTTCTCGGGACGTTAAGAAATATTGGCGTCGGTTTGTTAGAATGTCGCCTACAGTCATTAATTTCTATCACAACTTCTACGATCAGATCGATGCAATCGTGTGGGATGAACACAGTTTCATTCATAACTGGCTTGTTCATCTGGGATTTGAGCCACAGTTTATCCAAGAAGATAACCGTGGAATGCGGACGGTGCATTTTGTGCGTTGTAATTACTGGTATGGTGATGTTGATTCAGGACCATCACGGCCCGTGATGCACTGAGAGGCCCGAGAGGACACCCTCGCTGAAGTGAAGTAACGGATACCCGTTCAACAGCAACTTCTTCAAGGACAACTCAGATGGCTAACACAATCGATCAAGCCTTTATCAAACAATTCGAAACCGAAGTGCACCTTGCGTATCAGCGCATGGGCTCGAAACTGCGCAACACTGTTCGTTCGTCGAACGTAACTGGTTCGCAGGCACGCTTCCAGAAGATCGGCACTGGCACCGCATCGACCAAAACTCGCAACGGCAACGTGAGCACCATGGAACTGGCGCACACCAACGTCGAAGCAACGATGGCCGACTACTATGCAGCCGAATACATCGACAAGCTGGACGAACTGAAGATCAACATCAACGAGCGTCAGGCTGTTGCCACCTCGGCTGCTGCTGCTCTGGGTCGTCAGACCGATGCTCTGATCGTTGCAGCTATGGACGCTGGTGCAAACGCAACTCAGATCGCAGATGCAACAGGCGCTCTGGGCAAAGCAGACCTGCTGACCCTGTTCGAAACCTTTGGTTCGGCAGACATTCCAGAAGATGGCCAGCGTTACATCGCTATGTCGCCTGCTGGTTTTGCCGATCTGTTCAACATCAACGAATTCGCTTCGAGCGATTACGTTGGTCCTCAGAACCTGCCTTTCGCAGGCGGCATGACCATGAAGGAATTCTTGGGCTTCAAGATTTTCTCGACCTCGGCTGTTGCTGGCGGCAAGAACTTTGCCTACCACACCACCGCTGTTGGCTTGGGCATCAACGCCGATGTGCAGACTGAAGTGAACTATGTTCCTGAGAAGGTCGCACACCTTGCCACGTCGATGATGTCGATGGGTGCAGTTGCTATTGACAGCAACGGCATCTACGAAGTCCTCGACAACAACTAATAGGGGCGGGGGGCTTCGGCCCCCCGAACTTTCATGCGCGCAACCACTGCCATTCATATCTGCTCACGGGCGTCGATTTTAATCGGCGCTAATCCTATTTCATCTTTTGCTGAAGGAACTGTTGAAGCAGACATTGCGGAGGCAATGTATGAAGACATTGCGCGTTCTGCTTTGACCAATACCCGGTGGCGCTTTGCCACCAATCAGTTTCAGCTTAACCGCTTGGTTAATCCGCCGACTGGTCGCTTCGATGCAGCCTATCAGCTTCCGAGCGATTGCTTGATGGTTAATGCTGTGACTGTTGACGAGATGCCTTTGATCTACACGATCTATGGCGACATGATTTATTGCGATGCTTCTGAGAATGATGTGGTGGTAGCTGACTACATCTTTCGCGCTGAAGAAGTGAACTGGCCTTCTTACTTCACTGTAGCTGTGGAGTATTCGATGGCTGCGGTTATGGCGCTATCTGTTGCACGAGATGGCCAGCTTGCTCAGTTAATGGAGCAAAAGGCTGCTATGCTTATGTCTCAGGCGCGTCGTCTTGACTCGCAACAGCAGACCACTCGTAAGCTAAACACATCTAAGTTTATTGCCCAAAGGCGTAGCTAATGCAGAAGATTAGGGTTCCACAAAACAGCTTTCAGTTTGGTGAGGTTAGCGGTTCCCTATCCATGCGGACTGATAGCCCTGTTTATTCTGCGTCAGCTAGTAGCTTAGAGAACATGATTGTTATGGCTGAAGGCAGCGTAAAGAAGCGCTATGGCCTAAAGTTTCTTTATGACTATGGGCTAACCTTCAATCCAACATACCCTGCCCAATCTTACTTGGTTAAGTTTGCTTTCTCGGATGATGAGCAATACTTGATTTCGATTGAGCACCAGAAGGTTCGTTGTTTTTATCTAGATCAAATCAACAATGTTGTTACGCTTGTTGATACAATTACTCTAGATACCAACTCAGACGCTCTGCCATTCGATCAGGAATACTTGCAGCAATATACGGTTGCTCAGTATGGCGACGTGATGTTTGTCTGCCATCCGTTGTTTATGCCTCGAATGATTATTCGCACTAGCCTGACTACGTTTGAAATCACGCCCTTCAGCTTTGACGAGCGGCTAGATGGTCATGTTGTATTCCAGCCGTATTCCTCATTCCAAGCGTTTGGAACTACGCTTGATCCTTCGGGCACAACTGGGATCATTGCATTAACGACTAGCAATCCACACTGGACAACAGACCATGTTGGAACTGTTGTTCGTTATGGTGATTCAGAGATTGAGATCACTACTTATATTTCCTCAACTACAGTCATTGGCAATGTTGTGGATATTTTGCGCATCCGATTGAGTATCTTGAACCCGTTCAGGACTACTGAAGGCAGCGCAACTGTTGAGGTAACTCACTTTAACCATGGCTACGGAGGCGGCGAGACTGTTATCATTGAAGATGCTGCGGCAACTGGTGGAATTAATGTTGGCAACCTTAATGGCACACGCACTGTTGCTGGCATCATTGATGAGAACACTTGGTATTTTACTGCGGGCGGCGCTGCATCTTCGTCAGAAGATGGCGGCGGTTATGTAAAGCTACAAACACATGCGCCAACTGCTGACTGGTCCGAGCAGGCTTTCTCTGCGGTTCGAGGCTATCCTGCTGCTGTAATATTCCATGAAAACCGTCTTTGTTTTGGCGGAACGATTGCTCAGCCTGACGCCGTGTGGTTGTCTAAGATTGGCAGCTTCTTTAACTTTGATGTTGGCACTGCTGCAGATGATGAGTCGATTGCTTTGGTAACTGCAACTGGTCAGGTCAATGAAATCCGCTACATGATTTCAAACCGGGACCTACAAATCTTTGGCGCGTCTTCTGAACTCTATGTTCCGACTTATCTCAATCAGGCAATCACTCCAACGAATGCCCAGATTAGAAACCAAACTCCATTTGGCTGTGAGTTTACACAGCCTGTTTCTATTGATGGGGCTACTATCTTTGTTCAGAATGGCGGGACTGTTGTTCGAGAGTATCTCTACACTGACACTGAAGATGCCTATACCTCGACAGCAATCTCAACCACAGCTTCTCATTTGATTGTCGACCCTAAGTGCATGACTGTTTCTCATGGTGCATTTGGCGGCGCTGAGTCCTATGCGTTGATGAGTAACGGCAACGGCGATCTTGCTGTCTTCAACTCAAACCGTGCTGAGCGTCGTGCATCTTGGACTCGATTTACTACTGATGGCAACTTCTGTTCTATATGTGGTATCCATGAGCGCGTCTTCGCCAATATCTGGACGCCAGATGGTCGTCTTGTGCTGTGCGAGTTTGACGGTGACATTGGATTAGATCGTTATGTCAGCGGGACAATTACTGCTAATTACTTAGATGTAAGCGCAGAGTATGATGTTGGTGATGTAGTTGATGTCGTCAATACAGATGGCACGCAATACTATGGCCAGTATACTGTTGTAGATAATGGCGGAACAGCCAGCGTTTACCTTCCTCCTTTTAGCGGAATTGCCCATGCTGGTATTGCCTTCAATGCTGTGATTGAGAGCAATCCTGTTGACGCTTCTGCTGCCAATGGCCCGGTGACTGGCGACATTCGTGGTATCTTTGGCGTCGTTGCTGACTTACGGAACACGGGTTCGGTTAAGGTAAACAATCGTGCTGTTGTTCTAAACTCTGCATTTACTGGCAAAAAAGAGATTAGGCTTCTTGGTTACGGACGTGATCCGAAAGTAACTATCAGCCAAAATGAACCCCTTCCGTTGCAGGTCAACGGCTTTGTTTCGGAGGTGATCGTATAATGGGCCCAATTACCTTAGCACTAATGGCTGGCAGCACCCTGCTTAGCGTTGGTGGCCAAATAATTGCTGGCAAAGGTGCAAAAGATGCAGCCGCATTAAACGCCTACAATATTGAAACTGAATCTTTGTTGGTTAAGGCTCAAGGTGTTGATCAAGGCAATCGCATCCGTGAGTCATTTAAGGAAACTATGGCTTCAGCAAACGCTACCTTTGCGGCATTTGGCCGTGATGTTTCCGACCCTTCTGCTCAAGCCTATCGCAAAAAAGAAATGTATACTTTGGGCAAAGACATTTCTGACATCTCTATGATGACAACTCTCAATCAACTGAAGCTGAAGCAACAAGCTATAGACGAGCGCATTCGTGGCAAAGAGGCCATGACAAGAGCGTATCTAGGTTCTGCAAAAACACTTCTTAAATTCGGCATGGATTATCAGGACTTGAAATAATGGCAGTTAAACGTAGTCAGCGACAGTTCGGAATCCAGCCTATCGGTGTAAACCGGGTAGCCCCTTATAACCAAGGTATTGCTCAAGAAGTGGTTGGCCTAGCTGACCAAATTTATTCTCGTCAATATGAGATCGCTAAAGGCGATGCTATTGAGCGAGGTGAAATTGCTGCTGCGGAAGCGCCACTGTCTTCGATTACGCAGCTTGATCCAGATACCAAAGTGCCCATGGCAATGCAGCTTGCTCAAGACATGGGTAGGTTTTCTCGTGATGCCTTTGAGCGTGCTGCTCTTCGTCGGTTTGAAGGCGCAATCGTAGACAACATTTCTGCTAAGAAATCAGAACTTATGGCGCGTCTTGGGGAATCTCCCAACGCACCAAAGCTATTTGAGAAGGCTTTCTCTGAATACCTGTCTGGCCTCAGCGGTGATGCTTCTGGTTACTATAAGCAAGTTATTGTTGACCACGGCGCTGAACATCTAAGCGATGGTCGCACTCGTTTGCATGTTGCTCAGATCAAGCGGATGCAAGCTGAAGCTAAAGCCGAAGCCGCGCGCAGACATGATGCTGCAAAGCGTAGTGCCTATGACGCTGGGTTAAGTGGTTCGCCTTTTGCTCTTGGTCAAACAACTCAAGAGTTTCGCGCTGTTGAGGCAGATGCTCAGGCTATTGGCGCAAGTGCCCCTGACGTAACGACAAAACGCGGCAAAGAAATACGTGAGTCATATTTGCGTGGCGCTGTTTCTGGCAAGATGCAAGACCCTGCATTGTCTTCTCAGGCTGGTCTTATTTATCAGGTTCTCAACGATGGGAAAAACCCTGCTCTTTATTCTCTGCTTAATGCCAAGGGCAAAGAGTTCATTGCTTCATTGGAAGTTGCTTTCGATGTAGACGAGAGAATTGACTACACAGAGATTGCAGAAACTCTAAAGCCAGAGTTTGCTGCCGCAGAAAAGAGTGCGACTTATATTTCTTCATCTATTGAGGCCCAGCAAAAACGTGATGAGGCTGCACTGAAAGCATCGGAAGAAGCTAACAAGGCCGATGCGGATGCAAGGATTGTTGAGCAAACAAAACTTAACAATGAGGGCAGTTCTTTCAGCGCAGGCTTTACTGGTGATCCACTTAGCATAATGCAAGAAAAGAAACGGCTGCTTGCATTGGATGATGGGTTAGACCCTAACTTCGTTAGTGCCGATAAATTGTTGAAGATTGAAAAGGAAACAAACGAAGGGTTAATTCAGCTTGCTAAGGGCGCTATTTCAAGAGAGATCAACAAATCCATTCAAAATGGCGCGACCAAACAAGAACTTGAAGTTTATCGTGACATCTTAAAAAACCCAGAAACAGCCGCTTCAAAAGCCGCTTTGCGTAGCTTGCTTGGACAGTCTGTTTATGATGTCGTTTCAACACAGCTTGTTTCTGTAAATGGTGACGCATTATCTGGCGCTGTTTCTGACATTCTTGCTGGCGTTGAGACTGGCATCAACCACGAGGCCAATACCTTAAAGCAAGGTATGCGCGCAGCAAAGGTTGATCTTGCTAGCCTGATACGCAGCCCCAATGCCTCTATTGAAGAAATAGACAACGCCATTGCAGGTTTCAAAAAGTCATTTCGTAGCGTTGACTCAATGCCTGAATCGCTTGGTGATCTTAAGGCACAGCGAGATCAGTTAGTTAAGTCGCGCCGCAATGAAGAGTTTGTCACGCAAGCCAACACTATTGTGACCAGCGTTAATTCTGAAAACCTAAATGAGTCTGTTTCTAGGTTGACGCGACTTGCTAGTGAGATGGACCAAGACCCAGCTACGGTTGAAAGTTTTGCTCTTCAGGCTCTTAATAAGTCTGTTTCGGAAGACGTTGCTCGTGAGATGAATTCGTTTAAGCAAGACGACCTGTCTCTTAAACAGCTTTCAAACTGGAGCGCATATCTTAGTGGGACAGACGTTAGCATTTCATTGCCGCCCGAGCAAAAAGAGTTCCTCAATGATCTGACTCAGAGAAGCGTTATCGTCAACGGCAAAGAAGTCTCTGTTGACAGAGCAGCTTTGGCGAGTTCGGTTTCTAGTGTTTACACAAAACTAAACAACAGCCGTGCTTTGACTGAGCAGTATAACAAGAAGCAGTCAGATTTTGGCTTGATTGACAAAGGCTCATATACAGTCGGCGCGTCTAAGACTGATGGGCGGATTGCTTATGAGAACATTCTCAAAGACAAGCATGGCGTTCCTCAAATATCAGACCTGATGTATAAGCCCGAACTGTCTGATAAAGATGTGGAAGTTTTAAGCGACATTATGAACAATCGCGGCATCTTGCCTGAGTCGATTGTAAGCGCAACGTCTGCATTTATGAGTGGCGGTTTGCCAGAAAGCCAAATGATGTCTTTTGCTCAAAGGGCAAATGGACTTTTGTTTTTCCAAGACTCTAACGGCAACATAAAGCTAACTGCTGGGGCCAAGCTATCGCTGGGCTCTGACGCTAGTAAGTTTACTATGATTGTTCAGGCCGTTCAGAAACTTCCGGCAGGCATGGAAGCGCAAGTAATGCAGGCTGCTATCGACCAAATTCGGCTTGTTTCGACGGACAAAGAACTGGTCAACAAGCAAGTCTATGTTGGCACAAACAAAAAGTATGAAGACCCTTCTTCTTTGGCTGCAGACTTGGAAGGCATTCGCCCAGAACAAATCAATGAGTTTGCTAACCTAGCTGTAGTAATGGCTGGCATTCCAACGCTTAACGCAAAGCTGCAGCAAAACTTGCAGAATGTTTTGGACAGTGAATACGTCCAGAACAACAATATGTATAGCGGTTGGGGCAGGGGTTCTTCGTCTAGCTTCTCGCCTGATCGATATGTTGAAGGCGGAATTGATATTGTTGAGGCATACATTCCTCAACTTATCCAAAGCAATGGCTTGGAAAATGTTTACTTTGAGCCAGCTTCGAAGGTAGCTATCGAAGATTTTTATCGTGGCGCATCTTACATTGGCGAACTTGCTGAAGATACCGCTCGAACAGTCTCTGGCAAAATGACAATCAGCGATCAGATTGCACGCGCTCGTGGCGGAGAGGGTAGGATTCTCTATGGGGAAACTTTTGACTCAACGCCAAGCAGCCCGAAGTATCAACTGCTTGTGGCTAATGAACTCGGGCTCATTGAAGCAACTGGTGTTACCTTTACTTTGCGTGACGCTTTGAAAGCAAAAGGCATAGAAATGCCCGATCTAACCAAAAAGTTTGTTCTCCCAACGAACACTGACCCGTCTGATTTTGGCGCGTTTGGTTCTGTGGCTCCAGCAGGGAATAACTAAGTATGGATGATGTCTTTCGCGAAGTCCCGGTTAAAGGCTCTGGTATCTTTGAACCAACACCTGAAACTATTGATGTAACTTATGCAGCTAACCGACGCATTAAGAGTGCCGTTGGTTATCTGTATAACAAAGCGAAATTAGACTTCACCAAAGATGATCGCCCAAAGCAATCGTTCAAACTTCAAGACGTTCCTGAGCGCCATGCTGACAGGTCTGACGACTATCTCTTTGCTACCACTCAAGAAGAGGCAGACCTTATTAGCCAAACTCTTGACCAAGAAAAAATCGACGACAAGATTTTTGCTAACGCAACATTTAGCCAAAACCTTTTTGGCGGTGCGCCAACACCAGAAGCTATTGTTCCAATGTTCCGCATTTTGAAGGGCGGCACTATGTTGGCAACGGTGGCTAATACTGCTGCCACTGCAGGCGCAACAACTGGTGGCATTGAACTCCTTCGGTCAACCATGCCCGGATTTGAACCGATTGAAGGAATGGTAAACACTGGTGGCGCTGTATTGTTTAGCGGAATGTTTGCAGCAGGTATTTCTGGCGGCTCTAAAGCTGGCGCTCTTCTTCTTTCTAACGCGCGCAATAGACTGGGTGAGCACGCTCAAACAATTACTGAGATGCGCCACTTCGAGAAGAACTACCAAATCCTCTTAGCAGAGCCGCCTGCATCACGGCCATATGCAGAGTTTACCGACATAGATATTCGGACTGGCATTCAATATGCCAACGAAGAAATTATGGGCTTAAATGCTACACTTCAAAGAATAAAGTCTGGTGCCCCAGAACTTGAGGGTGTTTCTGAAGAATCAATCCTAACAAGGATTTCTGGTTTTGAGTCTGACAAAAAGTCATACCTTGATGAACTTACTCTTCGTAGGCTCGACAAGGGTGTTGTAGATCAGATGGAAATTGATCCTTGGAATGTTGTATCAAGCATGGCTGACCCGCTTGATAAGTTAATGCCAACGTCCTTAAAGACCGTTCTTCGTGAACCGATTACGAAGAAAACGCCTAAGAAATTGGCGCAAGCGTTGAACAACTTTAAGCGAACAACGCTTGAGATTGCCAACGACTCTGCGCTTTTGCTTAACGGTCACTTGGTTGGCATGACAATTAAGCCTAGCCTTTATCAAAGATCATCTGCGCGTGTGGCAGATGTTATTGGATATGAGCGACAGCAAGCAAAACTTTGGAAAGAGGCTACTGACGCTGGGTTTGGTTCAAACATTTTGCGCAAGTTGACAAAAGCTGATGATAGCTTTGAGGCATGGCTGCGGAATGTAAACATTAAGCGCATTACTGGCGCGGCTATGACACCTCAAGAAACAAAGTCTGCCGAGTTAATGACCAAAGTGTTTGGTGATTTTGCTGAAGAGGCAGAAGCTGTTGGTGTTTTGGGTTCTCGTGACTTTGTTTCTTCGCGCGTAGCTATAAAAGAGATGCGTTTAGAGGAAGCTAGGGGAAAACTCCAAAACGCTATTTCAAAAAACTATGCAGACTCAACAGAGTATTACACTGCAAAGGTTCAGCGCCTTGAAGAAGAGGTTGATGAATTGCAAGCAAGCCTTGAGTTTATAACTAACAGCAAATTCAAGCCAACTGGCAATGGTGAGCCTTATTACACTCGCGAGTTTTTGGCCGACAAAATCTCAGAAGATGAAAAAGGCCAGAAGATGTTTCGAAAGATCATCACTGAGTATGTTCGCGAGAACCCTTTTGGTGTTGAGTATGACAACAAGAGCGGCTTGTGGAAGCCCAAGGACATGACTGGCGATCTTGAGGCACAAGATCGTTTTGTTGACTCATACATAAAATCTATAACTTCAGAGCCCGGCCAAAAGTCTTCTTCAGCGTTTAGAAGCCAACGGATGCCAAGCCGTGTTCTTAACATTCCAAACGCCAAAGTCTTGGACTTTATCAACACTGACGTAACGGACGTTATGCGTCGATACATGCTTCGAAATTCTCAAAAGGTTGAGTTTTCGAAGATGTTTGGCAACAGAACCTATGAAGACCTTATGGATGAATTGGTTGATGATCTTATCGACAACGGTATGAGTTTGAAGAAAGCAAACCAGCTTCGCAAAGAGACAACCAGTTTGTTTGAGCGAGTAACAAACGATGTTGTCTCTGACCCAACTACATTTACTAACAAAACTGTCCAGTTTTTGAAGGAGTTTACTAGCGTAAACTATCTGCAATCGTCTGGTGTAACTACTATTGGCGACGTTCCAAAGATCATTATGGAGAATGGCTTTAAGAACATTGTTCGTGGTGCTGCGTCTGCAATAGACAGCGTTGAATATCGCAAACAGTTTGGACAAATTCAGTCGGTTATTGGTGAAGCTGCTGAGTTGTCGCTTGGCACTACGCAGCTAGACACCATTGAGAACAGCAATGTCCGTGCTCTTGGCAACAAGTGGAATACGATCAAGTCAACAAGTTTTGTTTTGAACGGCCTTGGCCCAATGACTGTTGGCATGAAAACATTCACTGGCACTTTGTCCATCCATGAGTTTGCTGAAATTGCAATGAATGTATCTAAGGGCACTGCTTCGCAATATCAGTTAAACAAGGCTTTGAGATACGGCTTACCTATTTCTGCGCTTGATGAGATAGCCACAAAGGCACCTTTAACTAAAACAAAGGCTGGTCTTTTCATTGGCAACTTAGAGCAATGGGCTGAAGCTGGTGTATCTGCTGACACGATTGCTAGATTTAGGTCTGCTGTTGCTAGCAATATCCAAAACACAATCTTGTCTTCGTCGCCTGCCACTCGCTTTAAGTATGCTGATGGCAAGATATTCTTTCCAATCAAAACTGCTCGTAAGATTTTCCCTGATATTGAGGAAGACAAAAAGTTCCCGGGCTACGCTGTTATGGAAAGTGGCGTAATGACTCTGCCTTTTGTTTTCTACAACTGGCCGATGTCTGCGGCGACAAACATTATTCAATCTACTGCCCAAGGTCAGATTAAAAATGCCTTTGGTGGTTTTGCTACTATGCTCGGCTTTGGATACTTGCTGGCAAAGGCCCGCACTCCTGAGTGGGCTTGGGAAGAAATGGACTACGACCAGCGTTTCATGGCTGCTGTTGAGCGTAGCGGCATTTCCGCAATCTATGGCGACATTGCCATGACTGGTTTGCGTGCTGCTGTTCAGCTTGATCTAAACAATCCTGACAACGACTTTGTTCGCTTAGGATTCTATGGAAAACCGGGTTACGCAGAGGCTGCTGCAACTGTTCTTGGAGCCCCGGCAAGCCAGATCAAAGACTTCTTGGACATTGGCGGCAATGTTTCTCGTGGAGAATACAGCGAAGCCTTAACTAATTTTTACTACACGTTGCCGTTCACTCAATCGATGTGGTGGAAAGATCATTCTGAACAAATGATTAAGGATTTGTCTAAAAGTTTAGACTAGCATTATGTCCTAGTTACTTTGTGCGTTGATGGTTTTCTCTCTGCCGTGTCATGTCATGGCAGAGAGGTGACTTATGACAATCAATGTATCGCAGAACAACCCACGGATAGCTTACACTGCAACAGCAGGACAAACAGTCTTTGCTGTTCCGTTTGTTTTCTATGCGTCTACTGATCTGACCGTTTACATTAACGGGTCAGTTACCAGTGCTTACAGTGTTTCTGGTGGCAGCGGCGCTACTGGCAACATTACTCTAAACAGTGGCGCTACGCTGAGTGATGAAGTCGTTATTGTTCGTGACACTCCGCTTGAGCGCACCACTGATCTTACTGCAACTTACAACTCTACTTCTATCGACGACCAGCTAGACCGCATTGTGACTATGCTGGCTGACTTGGATGATCGCACCAGCCGTGCTGTTCAGGTCAACGACTATGAAGTAAACCCGCCGATTGCTCTTCCTTCTTTAGACAGCCGCAAGGGCAAAGTCCTTGGCTTTAACTCTAGCACTGGGGCTGTTGAAGCCACTTTGAATGCGGCTGAAGTCGGCACTGTTGCTTCTTTGTCTGCCGATATTTCTACGCTTGCTGCGTTAGATACAGAGATTGGCGCGCTTTACGATGTTCGCACTGCTCTTGGCAACTTGGGCGACAAGGGCTCGGACATTACCAATGTTTCGAACAACATTGCTTACGTTGAGATTGCTGCCATTGATCTAAGCGGCGATAACAATATTGGCGCTGTTGGCGCATCGATTTCCGATGTTAATGACGTAGCTGACTCGCTTGGCGAGGTTACTCTTGTTGCTGGGAAACTAGACAACATTGATACTGTTGCTCTTGGCATTTCAAATGTTGGCACGGTTGCTGGCAGCATTGCGCAAGTAAACTCTGTTGCTGGCAGTATTTCTGCTGTTAATGCTGTTAACGCATCCTTGACTCAGGTTGGCACTGTTCACACCAACATTGGCAATGTGAACTTGGTTGGCAATAGCATCGACGATGTGAATGACGTTGCTGTTCGTTTGACTGATGTTACTTCTGTTGCTGCTGAGTTGGCTGACATTGGCACTGTTGCTGGCGTTGCTAACAATGTTTCGACTGTGGCTGGTATTTCTTCTCAGGTTTCCACTGTTGCTGGAATCACTGGCGCTATTGCTACCGTAAACACTAATGCTACTAACATTAACACTGTGGCTGGTGCTGCATATAATGTCACAACGGTTGCTGGAAGCATCACTGGTGTAAACACTGTTGCAAGTAATATCTCAAACATTAATATTGTTGCTGGCAATATAGGTCCTATTTCTAATGTTGCTTTCTTTGAGGCTGCGATTACAAATGTTTCTTCAAATCTTGAAGACATTATTATTGCAACTGACAACCTTACTGACATCTCAACTGTTGCTGACAACACTGCTACAATCACATCTGTGGCCAGCAACATTAGCAATGTTAATTCTGTAAACTCTAACTCAACAAACATTAACGCTGTCGCTGCGATCACTTCGGACATAACTTCTGTAGTTACTAATATAGCTGCAATTATTGACGCTGAGTCTAATGCTGCTGCTGCTGCATCTAGTGCTACTGCTGCTGCGTCTAGTGCTACTGCGGCTTCTTCTTCTGCATCTGCGGCTGCTACTTCAGAAACAAATGCGGCATCTAGCGCAACATCTGCTGCATCTTCAGCAGCAACGGCAACGACTGCTGCTAGTGTTGCAGCTAATGAAGCTATTTCACTGATTGAAAGCCTGTCTTACTTGCAGGATTTTGGATTGATTACTGACGCGGCAGGAACAACCGCCGACTATGGGAGCATCGCAGCATGACCACTCAAATTAAACGACGCCGTGGGACTACTCTTCAGCATTCTACTTTTGCTGGCGCTGAAGCTGAGATCACGATTGATACTGATAAGAATACTGTAGTTGTCCACGATGGCTCTACGGCTGGCGGGCATCCTTTGGCCAAAGCATCTGAGGTTGTTGCCAAGGCTGGCGATACCATGACTGGTAACTTGTCCTTCGGTGACAACGACAAAGCCACATTCGGCGATGGGGCTGACCTACAGATTTACCATGATGGGTCGAATAGTTATGTCAGAGACAATGGTGATGGAAACCTTCGTATAACGTCCGACAGTCAGGTGTTTATTGCAAAGCATAACGATGAGAATATGCTTCGTGCTACAGCAGATGGCGCTGTTGATCTGTATTACGATGGTTCCTCCAAACTCGCCACCACCAACACAGGCGTAGACGTCACTGGCACTATCACCAGCGATGGGCTGACTGTAAATGGGGCTGCAACTACTGACAGTTTTGATCTAGCAGCCATCGCCGCTTCCAAAGCCGACACTGCCGTTGACGTATTCGTTTACGACACCTCGAAGGACAGCGACGGTGGTGCATGGCGTAAGCGCACGCAAGCTACAAGCTGGTATAACGAGACCTTGAACACTGCGACCCGTGGTTCTCGCCGTGAGTTCCCTGCGGTTGCTGTGATTGTGGCTGAGGCTGATCAGATTGTTATTTATGATGGTGATGATCCTGCGCTACCGATGTGGATGATATTCCTAGGTGGCAGTATTGCTCGCATGGCTCACATTAATGGTGGGTCTTATACTCCAACTTCCGTGATGATGAAGAACGGTCACTTGGTCACTGGAAACTCTTTGCGTGGAATTATCGACATATCTTTTGCCTCAGACACGGCACTGATGTATCGTGAAAGCACCGCAGCGACTGTTTCTGGATACAGGAGTGGTGGCATCGTAAGTCGCAATGTGTCTGATATTGATCTTTGGGATGGCACTGATCCATTTGGTGCTATCATTAACGACACAGTCAACGACGTAGCCATGACCGTGCTACCCAACGCCCCGATTGACCCTGCGACTGGGCTTCCTGTGCCTACGATTGCAGTGGCGACGGCTGGCGGCGTGAGTGTGATTAAGGATGATGGGACGGTTGTTGATATTACAAGGACATCATCTGCTCAAACAGCCAGTGTAGACTTTAATAATGGTTACCTTGTTATTGGAAATTCTAATGTTGGTGCTGTTTGGTATTATGATTACATCCCATCTTCAGACGAAACTATATCTCCATCAAACGGACATATTGAATATTACGATAGTGGATTTAGTAATGACGACACGCCAGCCTATTTAGGCTATTTAAACACCAAGACGGCGGGTACAT